ACACTCACCTCTGGAGAGAAGGCGTGAAATGCCCGAGCCCCCAAAGTCATACCAGGCTTTTCACACAGGAACTCGACCCGTCGAGTATACACGTCCGCCTGCGCCCACCGAGACGCCGCAGACGGAACAGGAATATGCCCGTCACACCGTCGCGCGATCTCTCCCCCGCACAAGGTCACCATCTGCACGGTCCCGTCGACACGCACTTCCTCCGACTCATAGAGCGGACAGCGTCCGATCGTCCCGTCGAGCAGAGGCATCTCGTCGCAGTCGTACTCACACCGCTCAAGCGTCTCCCACAGGCAAAACTTCCTCATCGGAAGATGCGGGGCCTCTTTCTCGATGCGGCTGATCGTCCCGAGCTGAATGTAGTGCGTCGAAGATTCGATAAACTGCGCCCTTGGCCCAAACGGAGTCTTCAGAAACCGCTGACGGACCATCCAGTCACACTCGTCCACTTCATCTAATACCGACAACTCCGGATGCGGTCCGGACGCCTGTTTCAGCGTGCCAGGAAGCCACTCAATGCGACCTCCCTCGGCGAATCGGATGCCCTCCTTCCCCGGCTCCTGTCCATTCAGCCTAGAAGACCACGGAGGCTCCATCACGATATGATGAAAATGCTCCCGCGCGCGATTCGCCTGATTCTCAACTGCTCCCATATGGCAGACGGTATACCGCTGAAACCACATCTTGAGGAACTCCATCACGGCCAACAGTAGCGTCTTACCTCCGCCCCGGTTTCCGACAATCAGCACGTGCTTGAGGGTCCCGGACCATATCTCCCAGAGCACTCGCATCGGCGCCACGTGTCCTGGGCAGATAGCCGTCCGACTAAAATGCATCCCAATGCGGCCCTGACCATGACACCACAGACAAGTATCCTGTCCGTCAGTAGTTGACCAAACTCCTGTCCCTCCGCATGCCTCACAAGGCAATTGCAGAACATACTTACAGAAATGCCACAGCTCCTCCTCAGTCGTCGGCACCCGACCTGACGCTGCCTCCCGCACAATATCTGGATCAAGCAAAGCGTCCATCATTGTTCATTCGTTTCAAAAGGAATTGTTATCACACCATCAATCATCGTCGGTAACTCCTGACGCGACCCCAACTGAGATCGACAGAAGGCGCTAAATTCTTCCGAGGTCATCTGACTCAGTTTCGACGTCATGGCCTGAAGGGCAGCAATACGAGCAACAGCCTCTAGGTCTTCGCCACTACTCCCCTTGTCTTGCTTCGCATCGCCAACTTCCTCACGTATCTGCCGCAAAATGGCCGCCATACGATCCCACACTGCCGGATCGACATTTATGGGCATTGGAATCGTCGCCAGCCGTAAAGCTCCGGCCGCGGCATCATCTCCTAGCTCATAGGTATCCGCCTCCTTCGCCACAACCCACTTACACCCTTTGCAAGTCCGACAGCGACGTGCTATCGATAATTCACCTTCTTTTCTACTTTTACTTTTAATAGAAGTAACTCCTCCCCCAAGACAGGTCGGACACATCACCCGAAAGAGCAGCCGAAGCAGCATATAATATGCCTTGACCAGCTCAATCAGACGGGCGCCAGAAAATCGCAGATGCACCTTGTCACGAACATTCTCATTCCATGACTTCCGATATTGGGCAATCTCCGTAGCGTGCGTTCGCAGATAATTCGCATACGCCTCCGGCGACGCCTGTACGCCATGCTCCTTGCGCATCTGCTCAGCTACCACTCGCGGGCGCAATCCCGTCGCTAATTTCTGACACGCGATACCCTGCTGCTCAAGCGAGAGCTTCCTTGACTTTGAAGCATTCGCCTTAATAGGCAACCGGGTTGTGATGCTCTTCTTAGCGCGGGTCATCATTCTTTCCTACCCCAACAACAATCCATCCCTGCTTGCTTATGTTCCTCGATGACTTCAATCGCATCCTCCGCGCCTCATCAGGATTCCAATAACTTCGAGACGCCCACAGAGAACCCCTTTGAGACCCTTTCAATTGAATTTTCAACATCTGACAAATACGTTCCGTCATCGTGATCCGAGGAAATCCACGAGGAGATTGGTCTCGCATATTCCTCCCTTATTCAGTTCTTTCTATAACCCGACCAGAATTTATGTTTACAAAAGCGCACTCCTGATGACTGCAAGATGCAAAGAAAGAATTAAGTTCCTCAATAGATAACTCCACCGCACGACATCCATCAGCACAAAAAGGAAGAGTCGTCTCATGCTTATAAGAATCAAACCGAAATAACATCCCTCCTCGATCAACACATTGTCCCCAAGCAGAGAGCCGGACTAACGCAGCATCTGACACTCCTAACTCCCGAAGCAATACAAAAACATTCTCCTGAGTAGATATTCTGTTAACGAAAAGCTGTTCCATTGAAATGAATATCAGTGCTGCCCGTCTCACTTCTTATCCCCGTACCACAACCGAAGGAAGTCTTCCCATGAGAGGATATCCACAATAGCAAGATACGAGACCGACGTATATTCCTTCTTAGAATCCAAAAACCTGCTAACAGGAACTCGCGTGCAAATTACGCCGTATGACCTGACAAGATCCCCTTTATTGAATCTATTTTCTGAGATCACCACAATTGGTGCTACATGTGCTTGAGCTGCCACGACAATAGGAATGTTACGCAGATCATCCTTGCGGCTCGCGGCCTTATCTGACGTAGACAGATACCATCGAATCAATTGTCCAAGTCCATCCTGAAACATCCTCTTTCCCAGTGACCACGACTCAGAATTTTTGCATTCCACGTAAAAGGGTGTCAGATCCATCGCAGTTCTCGATCTGACAATATCTGCGCCAGGCGTCCCCATCAAGCGCCCACGAAGATCCGCCAGATCGTCGTTTGGTGAGCCGTATTTAAGCTCGGTGATCTTCGCCAAATCCTTCGCAATTCGATTTTGAAGATTTCTGCCTTTTTGTTTCACTCCCCGAGTATTCACTTCTCCCCTATTTTCCACCGATATCCATGATCGCACGTTATATGCGCCGTATGGGGTTCTTTTCTCCAGTCACGTTTCGACACCTTCTCCCAGGTATCATTCACAATATCCTCCAGGTCAAATCCACGCACCGAGCAATAATGGGCCAAATATATAATCAAATCTCCAACCGCATCCTTCGCTTTCTCCTGATGGTTCTCTTGCAACCTAATGCCCTGGGCTTCCTTCAAGTGAGCGTGACTCAGCTCTCCCAATTCCTCCATTACTCCCACTAAGGGCATCCAAGTCGGAACATCCCCAAAGTTCTGCTTCGCCCAATCTCGGACCTGGTGCTGTAAGATCCTCAACATCTCATGCTATCCCTTCCCAAAGTAAATCCCACTCGCTGCTCTTCCAATAGCAAGCGAAGTCTGTTGTATCTAGTATACAATTCAGATAACGCCTTCCTTGCCGCTTCCTTATCCTTCCCACGAGCAAGCGTCAACAATCGATTCCTGTCAAACTCATCTTCCTCTTCACAAGACAATTTATCCGAAACAACTATACCACTTCCCCTACACAGCATAGAAATTTGCCGTTGTTTGCTCTCTTTTACTTTTTTAATATGCGCATGAAACCATACCATCCACCTATCCACTTCCTCAGAATCAAAAAACAACTGCCTATTAGAACCCCGCTGTGCCACAGATAAAGAGCCAGAAGCAGCATTCCGCTGAATCGTTGAGATGGATACTCCCGCTCGAATTGCCGCCAGATCCATCGTCAGTAGATCCTTCATATAACCTCCACAGAACTACTCCCGTCTTTCTTACTGACCTCGAATGTTCTATCTGCAATCTCTGCAAATTCCTGGATATGAGTGATCATAATTATCTGTAACTTCAAACGCCCAGATAATTCTTTCAACATCTTTCCAACATTTTCCCTCAAACTAGCACTAACAAACTTCGCCGGTTCATCCAAAATGAGGACAGGACGCAACCCATTGGACAGCCGCCACAAGGCAACACGAAGCGCAAACGCAGCTACATCCACGACACCCCCACCAGAAGCAGACAGCGGGTCGATCTCCTGCTCCCCACGCAGAAACAGCAGGTCCGCCTCAGTCTTCCCCCGACGAACCACAAACCGCAACTTAAACTGGTATGGATCTGGAAACACCCCGGACAACGCCAGCGTTACCAACTCACTCACCCGATACTCCAACTCCTGCTGAGTCGCCTGAGCTACCTGCTGAAGGATCACCTGTGCCCGCTCAGAGGCCCATAGCGCCCGCTTGGCTTGCTTACGTTCTCCCTGCGCTTTCTCGAACTGCTGCTGAAGCTGGAGTAGCCGTCCCTTACGCTGCTCCAAATCCGCTCGGAGTGTTTTAATAATCTGCTGCATCTAAATCATCCTTTGACAAGAAACTCTAAGCTCACACGGAATACTGTTGTTGAATAGCAGTGATCTTCTCCCTCACCAACCCCGTCAATTTCTCGATGTCTTTGCTCAGCTTTGCTACCTTTACTTCCGCATCCTCAATTGTCGCACAAGCAAACTCCTTCTCAAGCCTGGACATCAACGACGCAAGCTGACCTTCTAAATGAGCTTTCTTCTCCTTATCCACCTCAATCTGCCGCTTCAAGTTCAACAGTTGATTCGCCAATACTACCGCATCATCTGCCATCAATATCCTCCAGCCGAGAAACGCAATAGATCTTCGATACACTTCGACCGATCTATGGGCTCCCCTAAATTTTCCTTTTCCAGAGAATCAAGAATCTCCACAGAATCAAGGAACTCCAAGGCATTCTCAATGAAACCTCGATACTGCTCCCCGTATTCCATGACGAACTGCTCTACTTCTGGACTTCTAGGCATTTCCAGATCTCCTGCTCCACTGTGGCAGATATCGTATTCTGCACCATATATCGCTGCAAATTCTCTCGGAAGGAGAGCTGAATCTCCACGTCCTGGCTCATCCGTGACAGAAACGCATCCATCCTGCCACTTCGCTCCTCTTGCTGAATGATATGATCTCGCCTGACAACGCCCTGTTCAATCGGCACCGCAACAGGAGTTATCACATTCCGCTCCGCATCCCATAGGTAGACATACGGTTGCCGATCAATCTCATCCGCCGTCATCCTAGCGATGCCTCCAGGATTAGCAAGCATCCGCTTTTGATCCTTAGAACAAATTGCAAACCCTCTGTGATAGTGTCCACTTACAATCAGGTCAAATTGCGGGAATCGCTCCAACAAGCAACTCGCTGTGAGTCCCTCCTTCTCTGCACCAGGATAAGGCTCCAAGCCAACATAAGTTAACCCGTGATACAACAGAACTTTCTTACGATATTTCCTTGGCTTCGGACAAGCTGGATGCAAAACTTCCGCTCCCCACGGAATCGCATAAATATCAAATGGTAACGCATCATCCCACAGCGGGAACTCCCCGGTTAGCATCTGTATGCTCTCGCTCACCGACAAGGTATATAATCCAGAAGTTGGCAACAGATCTAGATTATGCTGCGGCATGTCGTGATTCCCAGGTACTGTGATAAACGGTCTAGGAAGATTCAACATCACCCAAGACAGAAGCGCCGGGGAGGGCTTCCAATGATGCAATAAATCTCCTGCATCCAAAATGGGAACGCCAGCATATTTCTGCTGCAACTCCGAGAGCCAATCCAACTTCCTCTGAAGCGTCTTCTGAAAATCATCTGTCCGACAGACCGGCGTATCCTCCCGGAGATGCAGATCAGATGTCAAGATCGCAGAAACGTTCATATGTTGGCCCGACACTCCTCGCACAAAATCTTTTGCGAGATAGTACTAAATCCCACATCATGAGAACCAACCAACAACTTGGTTTTCGGAAGCATTTGCCGAATCACCTCAGCAGTATGCGTGGCTTCTTCAGAACTAATGGCTCCAGAAAACCGCACTACAAGAATTTCATCGGGCTCCAAACACATCTTTGCTCTCATGCTTACTTCCCCTTCCTACCGCACAGGGGACAAATCAGCGGAAATTCCTTGCGGAGTCTCCTCTCTCGCTCCGTAAGTGTCTCGGTTACAGAACGCAAGTTCTGGCTAATCTCACTATAACTGACCAATGTACTCTCCATACCCTGTTTTGATTTTGTATACTCGCCCAGCCGTTCAAGATTATATTCTACTCCAGAGACAATACGAAGTAATCCAATCATATCCGGCATATCATCCAAAGTCTTATTAGCCTTCGCAACATCCTTGATCAGAACCGATAGCTTCTGACATTGCTCATATACCTTATTATAGTTTTGAAGCTGCTCCTGCGCCGTTCTCAGTAGCAGAAGAAGCATATCCACAGCAGGCAAAGAATCCATCTCCAGTTGACTCTGCTGAACCTCTCCCAAAATATCAGTCAGCCTAGCGATCTGCAATTCCATAATATCCAAATCTCGTGACTGCTGCTCTAGTTGGGAAACCGCCTGCTCCATCTCAGTAAGATAGGCAAAGGAGTCTACCAGCTTCGATACAGCCGCACACTCCGTCTCTGCCTGCTCAAATATGAGCTGACCTTGTCGAACGCGCCTTGCGACATTTACTAATCCGACATCAATCTCATCCAACCCGACGGAGGCATTCAACCGCTGGGCAACCTCTCCTGGCGAGCAAGATAGCAGGAATGGAGCATCAAGTTGCCGCTGGATATTAACCTCCGGATCCATCTTAAGCAGCTTCAGCACAGACTCCGGAACGGACGTCCCTATGGCAGCCAACCGTTCCACACCCACCCAATATAAGTTGCCGTTGTCAGCACGCAGCCGCTCAACAGACCCTTCAATAGTCTCCACCTTTACCCGAGTCTCAGATGTTCCATATCTCCGAAAAGCCTCCCCTGTCGGACGATTCGTCAGCACCCAAGTCAGCGCGCGTAGAATCGCAGTCTTCCCTGAGTCGCTATCTCCTATGATGACATTCACGCCTGGATCAAATTCCAGCGTGGTGTCCTTGTGTGACTGAAAATTCTGGAGGACTATAGACTTAAACATATCTCTATCTTTTAGAAAAAATTGAGCCGACTGGGAGCCAGTTATTTCCCGGCTGGGGCTCCTCCGCGCGACATTTCTGTTTCGAGTGCGTTACACTCTCATCAGGCGCGTGAATACGCCGGGCCAGATGCCACCTGCATATCGGCTCATTGGTGGCCCACGCTCTATTTTGCTTAATCATTTCCATCTGAATAACTTTCCCCACTCCTCGTACTTCTCTTTTGCCAGGAAAGACTCAAACCCGTGTTCCCGGCACACGCGACGAAACCCCTCCTCCGACAAGGAGGAAGAATAGCCATCAGAAAAAGATCCCTTTGTTGCAGCCTGACAGCCCTCAAACGGCAGCCGCACTAATCTCCTGTTAAGCTGCACCTGATCCCACCATTGCTGTCGTATGGAGGCATACGTTTTGCTCTTATACGACAATTGCCCAGTCAGATACTTGATAGCCGTAGCCTCTCCCACGTGAAGAATGCCCTGCACGTTGTCGCCTGGACACCCCGCAATAGCCTTGACCTCTACCCACTGTTCCGGGTTAATCCCGTACTGCGTGCGAAAATCCGTCTCGGTAAAGAGACTTCGCGTCCTAGAGTTATACATCGTGCAGTGCTCCCCAAGAAGCTGGTAGAGATCATGGTCTTGAGAAACAATGACTTTCTTCCCGCCTATCTGTCCTACTGCACAAGCCAAAAGATCGTCCGCTTCATACCCATTCACGTATAATATGCAATCAAAACCCAAGGAGGGTAAAATGTTTATCCGAAGCAGATCGAACTGCCGGAAAACCGAGCTACGAAGGTCTTCCTCCTGCGGACTGCGCTTGATCGCACGGTTCCCCTTGTACTGGGAATAAATGTGCTTGCGTAATGAGAGTCGACTATCCCAAGCAAATACCCATCGATGCGGATGGAACCGCTTCTGCAGCGTAAACAGTTGCAGCAGAAAACCGAAGATGATCCCAGTCTCCATCCCATTATGGGATAACTCCCCTACCGTATGAGAAAGCGCGTGACAGATCCCGTTACAGTCCAGCAGCAGAGCCAACTGGGAATTGGCCCGAACCCGATCAGCAAGAATCATTCCCGATCCTCACACGGCCAGCCATCATGCCCAGCCAATACAGCATTCTGCTTCTCAGCGCAACTATTACATAACGGACCGCAGCGCTCCTTTGCCCAATGATGCGTTAAGTTGAAATTCAAACGCTGCTCGCAAATAGCACAGTAGACCTGTGCTCTATACTTCATACAGGGATGGTAATGTGCCATTTTATTTCACAATGAGCCTTCCTGCCCTAATCCGATTAGCAGAACACCCACCCAATAAGATAAGCTCTGCACTCATCCGTCACTCATATTTCGGCTTCCTTTCGAGCTTCAGGGATTCCTCAATCTGTCCCCAACAGATCCGCACGGACTGAAATAGCTGAAGAGACAATGCTTTGTCCTCAATGTCCGCGATCAGCTTGCGCCGAGATCCCTCCAGCCCCAAGTCATTCGCAACAACCTTATCCCCCTTCTTCTGCCAATACCCTTCGTCCACCAGAAAATCAATGCACGACTCTAAATCATCAACGCCATAGTCATAGTAGATCGGGAAGATCACCTCCCGCTGCTTGCCGGTCAGCTTGTTCTTCGTCACCTTGACCTTCACGTTACTCCCAATCACGCGGTCTTTCTTCTTGATCTTCCCGGCCAGCGCCATCCACACCTCGTGGGAGCAGTAAAATCGCAGTGCCCGTCCGCCACTCCGCGTCTTCTTCTCGAAGGACATGGGATCGATGTTATCCCGTGTCTGAGAGATGATGAGCAGAAAGGACTGCGTCTCCCGAATCCTCGCCTTGATCTGGCGCAACATCTCGCTGGCGAACTTGGGCTTCTCCATCCGGTAGCTACCCTTCAGCTCTTTGCCTTCCCGAGTCGCCTTGACGGACTCCTCCGCCCGATTCAACTCCTCGCTGCTCGTCAAGGCGTCAAAACTATCCAACACATAGATGAACGGCCTTCCCGTCTCGATGGCAGAAAACACGTTCGCGTGGAACTGCTGCGTGGTGTCGCTATAGAGCGAGGAGTCTCCGTCATATTGCGGAGCCTGGATACGCTCCCCAACTCTGCTTCCGAACAGCTTGCCAAAATCAAACTCGCACGCCTGCTCGACATCGTCGTAAATGAAGTCATACCCGTCAAATTCCGATCGCTGGGCGCACTCGGCAAACATCGACAGAGCTAGTAGCGTCTTGCCAGAAGAGCTATCCCCGATCAGATTAGCGATCTTCCCCGCCCCCCATCCGCCATCGATATGGTCGGAACAAGAGAGATTTAGCAATACTGAGCCAGTCGGAATCAGCAGCGTCTTTGGACGCCGGGGATCTTCCTGCTTAGTATGCTCCAGGATGTCCTCTGTCACATCCTGGAGCCTGGCCTCAGATTGCTCTTCTTTCTTCTTACCTACAACGTCCCACCCCATATAAGGCTCCCTATCCTATTTCTTTGACAGCCGATCTTGCTCCTCGATACACTTGTCCCAGATCGCGCAGTCACGACACGCTTTCAACTCATCACAATCCTTCCCAAAGGTGCCGCCAGCCGGACACACTAACTGGTCCTCTGTCTTGGACTTGGATTCCCTGGTAGCTGATCGCGCGGAACTTCTCTCTGGTTCCTCCCGTTGTGGCCTCTCTCGACTCGGACTTGGTGAAGAGTGTTGTACTTCCTGAGTGTCCTCATCTTGCTCTCGCTTCCGTCCGGGTCGATTCGATTCTCTTGCGCGAGGGCGTGACGGCTGCGCCGTATCCTCGTCCTTGTCAGCCACAGCTTCTTTCTCTGCTTCGACTACTTCCACGTCGTCCACATTCTCTCCGTCTACGCCGAGGAAGATTTTTTCCAGCTGCTCATACGACAGCACTTTGAGGATCTTGTCCAGGTCCAGCGCCTGGGAGAGGTGCTTCTTGTCGATGCTCTTGCGCTCATCGAAGTCGATACGACTCGCCTGCATGAACTTATTCTTCCCGATCTGCTCCTCTGAGAAACGCACCTTCAAGGTAAATCCATCGACGGGCTCGGCGAATCCGGCCCACTCCGGACGACCCTCCCGCAACTCCTCTTCTAACTTTGCCCCGAAGTTAAAGTTCGAGATGTCCCAGAGCTGAACTCCCTTATCCGGATCCTCCCGGTCATAGATGTTGAATAGCTCTCTCTCCTTCGGTCGCAGCGCCTTGATAATCTCCTCGTCAGAATTCGAGTCCTTCATCAACAGAGAACGCTGCTCGCAAATGGGACACTTCTTCTTGATCGTCTTGAGGCAAAGATAGCTCTTCTCCTCACTCCCAATACCATAATGCACGAAAATAGTCCGCTGATACCAGAGCTCCCCCTTCGGCACGTCCTCTGGGTGATTATCCACAGATACCGTATAGGGGATAATATCCAGAGACGCATGCTTCTTGGGCGAGTAAAAATTTACATTCTCAGGCAAGCTATATTTCGTTCCACCCCCTCCCTGACTCTCCCGCTCCTCGGCACGCTTCCGCGCGCGATCACGCATAGAACTTTTCCGATCTTCTCGCCCCCGCTTGAAATCCACCATGATTACTCCTAATTCGATAATGGGTAACTACTTCTTAAAGACCGACTTCAGCTCTTCGTAATATGACTTCGCCCATCCCTTCCCCGCCAACCGCATCAACACATATACCCACGGCAAAACCAGAATCCCAATTATCACTAACTTCCACATAGTCATGTCACTCTCCACCTGTGCTTCTCCCAAGACGCTCCCGAATAGATTGTCGCGTTGATCTTCTCAGTCCCTCCTCTCCTTCCCGATTCTTGACCGTAGGAGTCGAAAAGTACTCCATCCCAAACAATCGCACCAAATTCTCTAAGGCATCCTTCCGCTGGCTAAAAGCCTTCACCGCAGCCCTGAACACATTATAGACATGCTTCGCATCAAGATATTCTGACGATGCTGCCCGACAGTCATCATGTAGTAGTACAGCAGATGCAATAACTGTCTCGGTCGGCTTCTTGTCCCCGGATGCCAGCAGCATTCGCATCTTTTTATCCAGATCCGCTTTCACCAGATCCACTCGCTCCTTCGCCCGATCCATCGTATCCTCAGCATCGGCTTCAGCCTTCGCATACCTCCAGAATAAATTCGGGTGCTCAACCCATTCAACGTCAAGCTGATCCTTGTTAATCTTAATATCTCGCTCATAATCCAAAGCCTTCATAAATCCCTCCTTACTCTATTATAGTTTTACGACTCTGATTTTGCTTTACCAACAGAAGAATGGAACACACAAGCAACATCTTACCATAAGTTCTCTCTATCAGTTTTCATCACGATCCTTCTTGCAGACGGCACAGTTCGTCCCACTCACCCGCCCTGTCGTTCAGTCCACTCATTCCTCGTACGCTGCCATCGGCTCATGCCATCATGCCATTGTAGTGCGTAGCGTCCCCAGTCACACCGAAGATCATCTGGCGATGAAGTAGCAGGATAATCCGTCTTTGCCGTTGAGATCCATGTTGCCACATGCCGCCAGGGTAAGCAGTTCATCGCACTCCATACTTCTCTTCCATTTCCCGAGAAATCATCTCATCAATACCATTTGGCGTAACCGGCGCCTCATATCGTGCCCACACAATGAATTTAGCACTGGGAATCATCGCGCCGAATCGTTGATGCATTCCATTATGGGAAATACTAAATACTTCTGCTCCTGCGTTTTCCATACCCTGCGCGATTAAAAACGCATTGAAATCATCTTCTGCTTGCCTACAGATAATATTCATCACACCCCACACATTCCCCCATATTCATCGCACAACTCTTTTCCGCTCAGCGTTCAGCTTTTTACACTTCTCCAGCACCTCTTGGTAGTCGTCGCCTTGCCATGCGGTCTTCCCCGGTGGTGCTCCTGGGTCGTTGTAATCTTTTGGAGGCCAATGCCGCTTCGTGCCATACACCCGCCACGGCTCATGGTCGGTCAAGCGCCAGATAAAATAAGACATCTAATCACTACCCCAAAATCTTTCATACGTTGCCAAAGGAAGATTTTCTAATGGACAGCACTTCTTAAAATATCCCTCCAACCACGCAGTATAAATCTTCTCCTTATTACCCCCAGTTACATACTGTATCATCTCATAACATTCTTTCAACGCTTCATGAGCATCCCCAAAATTCTCAATCAAATCCATTCCACGGAAAGAACCATCATCCTCAACAATATGTCGATAACTACCTGCCATTTTATCCTCCTAAGATTGAATCGCCTCATAAGCAGCCAACACGATGCCTGGCCAGCCGATGTCATAGGTCGGCTGCTTAAATGCATCAAGCACGAGAAACGCCCTCGGACTGTCTTCATTCAGTAGCACCGAGCTACAATAGCCTAATACCGCCCGACGAACGCCCTCCGGTTCCTGATCCTTCAGTCCGCTCAAGATCTTCGACACGTCCCTCCACTTTGCGCCCTTGATCAATATCCTACAAAGGTCAATCACTTGATTCTGCTGGGACGCTTCCCGCTCAATCGCCTTCTGCCTCTGCTCCTCCGGGAGATCAATTACGGAGTCCAGTAGCACCAGCGCATTGCGCGGATGCCCCAGGCTGTTCAACGCGATGGACTTCAGGATATCCAGCGGAACCTGTTTGCCTTCCTTCCGGACCACCATCCGCAGCAACCGAACAAGCGACTCCTCCTGAAGCGGGCCGACCTGGAACTCCATGCACCGGCTGAGGATCGCCTTGAGCAGACGCTGAGGATCGGTCGTCGCCAGCATGAAATAGACATGAGAGGGCGTGTCCTCCAGCATCTTTAACATCGCGCTGAGTGCATCTCCGGTTTGGCGATGGCATTCGTCGAGAATCCACACCCGACAAGATCCCTGGAGCGGCGCCAGTCCCATCTGTCGCTTGATATCCCGGACAGAATCGATACCCCGAAGATCCCCCATATCCATTTCCTGAAGATCCATCTCTGAGCAGCCCAACCGCTTGGCGATAACGCGAGCTAGGGATGTTTTTCCAGTTCCAGGCGGTCCCGTGAACAGCCAGGCATGAGGGACCTCTGACTTCGTCCTAGAGAGCACCGACTCGACTCTCTCGACCACGGACTCGTTCCCGAAGAACTCGGATAGCTCCGACGGACGGTACTTATTATAGAGGCTCATAAAACCATCTTTCCAACTTTTCCACTGCGTTTTAACTCCTTAAATCGTTGATAAGCCTCACTCTTCGGTTGAGCTTGCCCGAGTCCCTTACACCACCAATCATTACGAAGCAATACCTTGCACATTCTTCTCCACGAGGGAGCCCAACATTTACTTTCAAGCTCAAGCGGGGCTTCCTCTGGAATTACTGAATAGCCGCGCTGATGCCATCCGTAAATAAACTTCTTAAATCGTATAATATAATGCTCTCTTGTTTTCTTCGGCATTGTTTGCAAAAGTAGATTACAGAAGCTTCTCCAAGTATGCTGATCTGGTTTTGTGATCTTATTATATCCCGTAATATTTCCCTTTTCCTCAATATATAAAGCTCCAGAATTCACCCCGTTTACTCGGGATACAAGACGAAACCACGTTTGAGGCTCTAAAATATGGTATAACCACAAACCTCGTCGCTGATCATCTCCGAAGGGCTGACAAAGACGTTGATGACTTAAAGGTACTCCAGCCATCTGCATTTTGTCATAGATCAAATTGTGGGACATATTAGGATATACTGCATGGAATCTCCAAATATCCTCAGTTAACCAATCATAGATCGGATAAATGTTATAGACATTATCTACGATTTTTGTAGTCCATCGATACCCATTAAATGTTAAATTTCGTTTTTCCCATGTTGCTACTGCACAATACCGATGCAAACTTTCTTGTGCACGAATCCCAATAAATCCCGCGGTTTTCTTTCCTTGCCCATACCACTGTCCAAATAACACGATAAATTCCTCAAACTCCATACCAGGAATTGCAAAAGGATAATCCTCTTCAGTCCGACAATTTTCCGGCTTTTCCCTAATCCAAATATCCTGCTTGTCAGGATCCCAGCATTTCCATCGAGGCTCATAATTCGTTACAGCATTCCGAAGTAACATTGGAAGGCATATCCAATGAGGATCAATATATTTACGGTAATGTTCAAACATTTTATGAATATGAGAAATTGTATCCGTATATTGAGCCTCAAAATCAATAAACATCACACCAACTTTCTGATTCCTAGCTATCGCCTGTTCCATAACTAAATGAAGTAAAACAGTACTATCTTTTCCACCAGATAATGCGACATAAATTCGCTCAAAATTATCAAATACAACAGCAATTCTCTGTCGACTAGCCTCCAATACATTAACATTTCGATATCGCTTAATTCCCATCAATAAATCTCCATTTGTCGTTCACCAGAATAAGCTACCTCCATTGTTACTGACTCTCGTCCATTTGCCATCATCCACTTATTCAAATATATAAGAGCAGCCTCATTAGCCTTCTTCTGCTGTTCCTCTGTAAGAAGCCAAAATCCACTACGAAAAATCGATGGAATACCAAGAGCATAACAAACAGAAGCTTGCCCAAGCCAAGCAATCCGATTCATAGCACTATTCGTCAAATAGTGTTCACAAGAGTATTTCCATTCTATAACAACACACTCCAATGCTTGAGTAAATCTCGGAATATCCAACAAAAAATCCCGATAAGCTTCCTCACATTGGGTTTTCGTCATACCATCTTTAGTATGTGCATAAAATCCCGACTTATAACATTCCCATTTTTCATAAGTATGAAAAATCCTAGTCTCATCACTGGTATTGACTGTACGAAACGAAGAAACTTCGTCTCCATAAGTCAAACTATCATCCGATAATTCCTCAAAGTCTATTTCAGACACATTTCCCTCAACATCCCAAGACTTAGAAAATTCCTGATCAGAAAATAATTCTGCAAGTCCAGTAATCTGGCATAGTCTTAGGACTTCATCCTGATCCATTCCCAATTCCCGACAAATTCTCTCATCTGTCCAATTCCGTCGCTTTAATTCAACAACAATATCCGACATTGCCTCAACCCGATGCTTTCCCCTTGCTCGATTATGCCTAATTGTAGAAGCTATTCGATCCCCTCGATCAAGTCTATGTTCATTAACAACAGTAACAGGAAGATAACCATGTATCCGATTCTTTATTTCGATACTTTCTTTTCCTACCCTACTACGATGAAAGCCATCAATGACCTCAAATCTCTTTTCTTTAATCCAAGCCACAATCGGCTGAGTATACCCGTCCTCTATAATAGACCGTTCTAATAACTTCATTTCTGGTGGTGCTACAGTGTTCGGATTATAATCATTGGCGTAAAGCTGTTCCCCATGTATCCACTGAACACAATCTACTGGTTCACCATAAAAAGGACTTTCATCATGCAGCATTCTTCGTAGTTCATTAAGCGTTTCAATCCGCTCCATAATAGATAAACTATGTATCTTCTTAATAAATACAGCGCAAGAATCTACTATTTCTTTCGCTTGCCAAGAAATGAAAAAAGAAAGATCATCATTATCTTGTTTCTCTTCTTGAATCATCGCAGTATCAATAAGACCTAACCCTTTCATAAATTTATACGACCTCCTTTTCATGCCAACTCTGATCTACCGGGGCGAATGACGACTCCACATCCAACGGAACGACGATCCACGGCCACTCCCGCCGAATCTCCTCGCACATGATCTCCTTCGCACGACTCAGCACAACGTCCATCTCCTCCTCAAAAACGTCCAGCGTAATTTCATCATGGATTTGACCGACGATCTTCGTCTGAAGCTTCTCCTGCTTAAGCCAGTCGTGCAATCGGATCAGCGACCAGAGTAGACAGTGAAATGCTGATCCCTGGACCGGGTAATTCACCACATCATTCCTACCCATCACCCCTGAGCAAGTAAACCCGGTCAGCGTGTGGAAATATCCATTCCGCTCGTATTCCTTAATCCATTGACGCTTCCACTCCGCGTAGACCGAGAACCGATCATTCCAGAACCGATTCTCCACCCGCTGAATATGGTCCTCAAACCTATTATAGTTTTTGATATTTTGTGTTCGCAGATGCTCTCGCATAGGAACGCCGTCCGCCGTCTGGAGCTCCATCTCATCGATTGCAGACCAGAGACTCACCGCGCAATTCTTATACCAGTCCCCGTAAAACTGCGGGAAAACAAACTTGTTCTTAGCGCAGTACCTAGATATTTTCGTCACCTGATCCTGCCGAAGCTTGTAACACTCCATCGCCATATCCCGATGCATATCGCTAGACGGATTGCGAATATACTCTAGCATCGTCTGATCATGGTGATAGCACGCAGCAATTTTGACTTCGATTGCGGCGTAGTCCACACCACCAAACCGATATCCCTGTCTCGGAATAAATGCTTGACGGATAATCTTGCCCATCTCTTTATCCCGGATGGGTAAATTCTGGAAATTCGGACTCTGTGCACTGGAGCGAAATGTTTTGACTGTGTGTAGATTAAAGAACGGATGCAACAGACCATCCTCAGAAACCTCTGATAAGATCCCCTTCAAATAGGTATCACGAGTCTTCTTCAGCCTACGAATGCGCAGCAAATCCTGGACAAATGGCTCTTTGATGGTCTTCAACGATTCATCATCGACCGAGGCATTGCCCTTCTCAGTCACTTTCATCGGGATCAGCCTTTTATGCTTATACAGGTAGTCCGCAAGCTGACGCGGAGACTCTAGGTTGAACTTCTGCTTATAAATCTGCTTCCACTCCAATATATCCTCTGTCTTATGCAGCGCCTTGATCAACCGCTCGACACGACGGTCCAAAATGTCAATCTGCCGCCTACAGTAATCCGCATCTATTCGCATCCCAGTGCGCTCAATCTCCGCAAGCGCCAAGATACCGTCATGCATCAAACGATAGGCGGCCTTCGTATCAGGCTGAATGGATATCATCGAAAATCACCGGGACTCGGGGACGCTGTCTCATAGGATGCTCGGATAAACTCAGCCATTTATTCTTCTCCATAACAATACAAACTTGGAGATCATCCTCGCGCAGTGCTCACAAACAGTAATCTGTTCTTCCTTTTCCGTATTCAATGCTGAAAACTGTTTCCCCGATGATTCAATTGGCGACCGACAATGACCGCACTTAATTGTCATCTGATCTGCCCCATCTGCTTTCTAGCCAAGCGAAGCTGCAGCAGCGCGTCCATGCCACAATACTGCATGAGATCCCGAAGCGGAGCGCGATCGATCTGATTCGCCGCGTTGTCACTACTTCCGTCTGACTGAAGAAACGGCACAATCTCAGACGCATAGTCCGCAATACCAAAATTGGCATACGCCTGGAACTTCAATCCCGTAATATCTGGCCGATTATCCAGCACGTGCGCGGCCTGCATCGAGCACCACTGCCACCCCTTCACCGGATGCCCGAGAATAACATTGGTCCACGTGTCCTCGAACTTACAATTCTTCACAAGCCCCAGTGTTGTAAAAAAATTATGATTGTCCTCCACCTCAATACAGTAACGGAGATTTTTGGAGATCTTCATTTTAGTTGGAATAACGTCAATCACCTTCGAATAAAGGTGATCCTTATAAATATCCGCAGATTTTATTATTCCATCATCAAAAGAAGAGACTTCCTCGCACCAAGACGATGGAATCTTATACCGCATAGCAGGATGTACATACCCAGCAATCATTCGAATAAATCTAGCCCCACCAGCCTTCTTTCCAACACAAAGTGACCATCCATCACAGGAACTATGACGTCTTTTCTTCCAACATATGTTATAAACCGACTTAAAATGATTTATCACATCATTTATTTCTGCCTCGGAAAGACCATACGTATGTAACAGTACAGTAGAGCTTGTTCTATGCCGACAAATAGAACCATCATCCATATACCACACAGCAAGACTCAATGGTGTTAACTTCGACAAATATGCTTTTGAAACCCTTTTCTTTCCCCCAACATATAACTCATCATACACAGAAGACAAATCACTAAGTGACTTTGTTCGAAATGTATAAAATAAAGAATTCGGATTGCTAAATCCCTTATCCCACCGTCTTGCAGTAATGCGGGACGATACATTCTCTAATATCAAATGCTTCCACTCCAAATACTCCTTCTGCTTCTCACAATGACCAACCTGAAAATGAGGATTCTTAGCCTTACTCCCCCTCTGTAATACCAAGGAAGCATCACCAAGCAAACTTCCCCGAATCATCTGTTCTTGTATAAAAGAAAGCCCTGGTTTAGCAAGGAGAATCTCATCCCCAATTCGCACAGAATCAACCCGAGTCATTCCCTTGTTTTTCAGATATACTTCATGGTCGTTCGTAAGCGCGTGAGACTGACTTCCCCTATGCCCATTAATTGATTGCTCCGTTATTATCTTCATCCATCGCACATCGGGATCAATCTGCCTATACCAATTCACAATTTGCTTATGCTCAATTTTACCAACGCCCACATTAAAAGACTTTACCAGTGCCTGACTTTTCGAATTTACAAGCTGTGAAATCATTCGTTTCGTACCATCCGCCATAAGCACAAAACTTCGCGCATGAAGACAATTATGCGCGGTCTTCCGAATCCTTGCCGAAGTCAAAATACGTCGCCACCACAGACGAAGAGTCGAATCCTCTGCCATCTCAAATACGAAAGCCTGATCATGAACAAATGGACCGGATCCCCCGGTACTATCGTAAGCGACCCCACAACAGACGATCCGATGCCCCTTATTGTAGGGCTTCAGCCCGGTCGTCTCGTAATCAAATGCGATCAACCCCTCTTTGGCCTGAGTGACCGTTTGATATAACCCCTTCAGCCGCTCGACCGCCCGTCCAGCATCCTGAATGACCTCAATCCGCTCCTCTTCCCCACCCATCTCCGGGAAGGGTCTGTCCGCGTATCCAATCGCCAATTCAATGTCTTCTCGAAAGACTCTCTCGACCGCAGGATTCCCCTTTGACCGAAGCAAGAAGCTCGGATGATAGGTCGCCACGACCCAGCACTTCGTCTCCCGATCCGGGATAGGAAATCCGCGCCACTTGTTGATCCCACCGAGATCCTTCTTCCATCGATGCCCCAAGAAGCTCTCCACTGCGGCGTTCCCCAACAGAAGAATCAACCTTGGCTGGAATGCGCAGATCTCTTCCCAGACTCTGGTCCTGCACGCATCGATCTCCCTGCTGGTCGGGGTACGGTTCCCCTCCGGTCGACACGATAGGGCGTTCGTCTTCCGGCAATCGCGGTCAAGGTCAATATCATAGTCTCTCAGAATCTGTCGCAGAAGCTGCCCGGCCTCCCCGATCAGCTGTACGCCCTGCTCGTCCTCAGTACGACCTGGCGACTCCGCCAGAACCAAAATCCCCCTTCGGCCTTCACCGGTCGGTGCCATCTTCGGTGAATGGCAGTCCCTGTACAATCCACAAGACGCACAATCCAGTATCCGAGATGAACCATTAGATCCCATCCTACTACGCTTGGCTATATTACTATTAGGCCGTCGAGCACCAGGACGAACAACGACACGATCATCGCATAAGAGCCCGAACATCACCCCGCCTCCCCGAGCACCCAGGAGAGTTCCCTAATGGCCGTCTTCGCCTCGCGCCACCAATCCTCTCCACCGCTTCCCCCGTTCTCCATCTCCTCCTCAATCGCTTGCTGCCACATGGCGATTCGCTCCCGAATTTCCTCATCTGTTCTGCGCAGGGATGCCATTATTATTTCGTTTCTGACGAGGAATCCCCGGCAACAATGGAGCAGCAGTAAAAGAATCCCTCCCCCTTGAACAGAATTGATCGCGAACCGATTACGGCAGAAGGGTGTCGCTTCAGGATGCTCTCGAACGCTTTTGGTAACACCTGAAACTCAATGGGCGCACCCTTGTAGGCAACCGGTAGCTTCTCCTTGATCCAGCCGGAGACCCCGCGCGCCGAAATCTCCAGCACATCATCAGCCAGTTGAAGAGAACACGCCTCATTTCCCATCACGGAATCATCAAGGAACACTCCAGATCGCCCCAAGGAATCCAAGATGCCGTCGGGAAACTCTACCAAAACACCCTCTACCTGAAGGAGTCCGGACAGATCAGGATACTGTCCCTCCATCGTCCGACAGGAGAACTGTACGCTATCTGCATTCCTGAAGTGTGCCCAGCCGTCCCCATGAGCAAATTGAGTAGGCTCGTACTGCGCGATGTTCTGGATCGCCCTGGCCGGAAGAAGCAGATCTTTGATTCGCAGCCGCTTCGGAAAGGCGATTCTCGCAAGACGATAGTTGTCACAGGTCTCCGCATACTGTGAAGTCACGTGCACACACGTCAGCAAAGGCTTCGTCACTTCCTTCCCTGCCGCGAAAGCTACCTGCTGAACGACGGTAGCAAAATCCTTCGATAAAGACTTCCAGTCTCGATCTACCATCAGCTCCTTCACCGCGGACTTTAGCTTCTCCGAAATATCGGCCTGCAAAGCAATTCCAGCCTCAATTGTTCCACTCTTAATACACATCTCCGTCTTAGTTGTCTCTATCTCAAGCTCAATCTCCTTGGAAGACATCTTTGACAGCAGCAAAAATAGCTCCTTCGATTGAACACTCCCCATCAAATCCGAGCATCCAGGATGGGACATAAGCACTTCATCGTTATACGTACACACTTGCCCATTCAGAAAGAGAAAATTAGCTGACTGCTCAACCATCTCCTTCGCCGCTAGACCTGGACGAATTTTACCAAGAATATCCAGTAGTTCCTGTCGGTAGATTCTCATCTTCTCTCCTCTTTTTAATATTCTACAGATGCAAGAATCTTCGTACCAATAACTTCCTTCGTATCTCTTAGCCGCAATATCATGCCGTAGTCGTTCACACCATCCGGAATTACTATCCCAGGTTTTAATCTTAGTTTATTTCGCCAAGGATGCTTAAAGAATGAATAATCTACAACATGCTGATGACGATTCCACCGCCATCCCACCTGTGTTATATCAGGATGCTGCTCCACAAGCGACTCAGCCATCTTGAGCCTCCCGTCATCTGCGTATAGCTCATCGGTATTCCCCCCCTTCATTGTCATCGTCGTAGCCTTGAACTGAATAAATGCGTAAAAGAGCACAGTACACCAACCGTCCCCCGCTACCGTTAGCTGGGTACGGATATAATGCAAACTTTGGATCAACCGACAGCTTATTTACCTCTCCCACTATCAACGGCTTCATGCCTTCGTCGCACTCCTATCCATCTCGCTCGCCCCACAGAACCGACCTGTTCCTAGCGACCGATGCACCAGCACCTGGTAGCCCTTCGGCGCTCCGAACCGAATCGCCACCTCGGACATCCGCACGATCTCCTGCGCGCCGTCCTCCTTGGACATGGTGATGTCAAACAGGGCCGACACGTGGTCGTTCTTCCTGCGGTCCCCGCTGAAGTTCTTTTTGCTCAGGCGCTTCTTGTCATACCCGTCAGCGTCGGACTGCGTCGCCGTCACTACCAGACAGTTCCTCCGCTGGGCGAGCTGGTTCATGTACTGCCACGTGTCGTTGATCTCATCCCGAG